CACAGCGGTACGACCTTATTTGGAACTATGACAGCTATCAAGGCCGCTAACCCCGCCGTGTTGATTTCTGAAAATGTAGTAGAGGCGCAAGACTCGCTAATGTACGACTTACTGCGCGGCGAACTAACGCGCATGGGTTATACGATATTCGAACAGGTGCTTGATAGCTCACACACCGGAAGCATCGAACAGCGCAAGCGGTGGTGGATGGTCGCTATATCCAGCGGCATAGCTCCAGATAGTTTTGAGCTTCCTACTGTCGCACCTAATACCACGCCTATCAGCGCAATTATAGAAGCTGACGCACAGGGCTGGTCAATGAACGAAGGCTTGAAGGCTAAAGCGGTGCGAGATGCGGCTGCTGGTAAAGGCTTTGCGAAGCGGCAACTACTCACAGGCGAGGAGACGACTTGTGGCACGATTGGCCGCTTCTATGCCAAGAACCGCTCCACAGAGCCGCACATAGTCCGACCTGACGGCATGGAAAGACTATTTACACCAACGGAACACGCAGCCGTGAAAAGCGCCCCCGTTCATCTTATAGCTAACCAAGTCAAAACCACGGCTCACGAAATCTTAGGACAAGCTGTGGACTACCTACAACCTTACAACCTAACCCGCGCTTTAATCGGCGCAATCAACTAAGAGGAAAAGTTATGAAAAATTATACAGTGTTTCATCGTGAATGGTGGAAGGAAAACCCCGCGTGGCCAAATGGCCTTGAACCGCATATTGGTGAGTCTCGGAAGATAGGCGAAGCAGATACGGAAGAAGAAGCCCGCGAAATGTGCCGCACTTGGAACGATACACGAAAGCAGCGGTTCGGCGGGGCTGCTTTTAAACGCATGGAAAGGCTTGGAGACAAGGCCGAATTTGAAAACAACTACAAATAGAGGAAAAGCAATGGACGAGTTAATACAGAAATTTTTAGACGATTTATATAACAGCTATGCAAGCTGGAACAGCAACACCAATAGCCCCGAATATGAAGCGCAGCGCAACGAAAGGTATAAGAACGGCCTTGAAGCTGTCACTGGCAAAAAGTACATAAAAATCATAAGCAACGGAGGCGCGTTTGCGTTCATCGTGAACACTGACGAAGACGATAGATTTAGGCGCGGTGATGTGTTGAAGCCAGCGGGATGGAACACGCCAGCCCGTAACAGCTCACGGGGTAATTTGTTCGATGGTTACAAAGCGAGTCACAGAGGCGTTAAAAGCCTCAAGGGTTGTTGGTAGTTGTTAGTTGCTACCTTGAAGCGCATACGCTCTTGTGTGCGCTTTGAAGTGGCAATTACGCCGCGCAACCAAAAAAAGGTGAAGTTATGAAAAGACAATTAAGTGAGCAAGCACAAGCAGCAAAACAGATTCGAACTATTTTAAAAAAGGCGTTTCCAAAAACGAAATTTAGCGTTGTTTCTGACTCGTACAGTATGGGTGATTCCGTACACATACACTGGCAAGACGGCCCAACCACTGACGCGGTGAAGGAGCTTACACACCAATATCAAGCGGGTCATTTCAACGGCATGGAAGATATCTACGAATACAGCAACAACCGTGATGACATCCCACAAACACAGTTTGTGATACGCCAGCGGGATTTGTCCGAAGGGGCGCGGATGGCTAAAAAAGCGGAGTTAGTGAAACTTTATGGAATAAAAGACCCAGACAGTGACGCAGAGTGGAGAGAAAAGACGAACGAATGGCGCGATTACGCAATTAACAAGGAATTGCACAAAGAAACAATCTACCCAGACGCTTAGAAGTTTCGTCCTGGCAAACAAAAATATTTTTAGAGGTGAAAACATGAGTAACGCACAATTTTATCAACAGAACGAACACCAAATTTTGTTTGGTGTGCAAATGGCTATAAACATCAACGCGCAATGGTATCAACAGCGGGAAATGATGCCTTCTGATAAGCATCAAAAAGCGCAGGAATTCTACAAGCTGGCCTTGCAAGGTTTTAAGAATTGCAACATGGCAGAAGTTCCAGATTACGCACGAAAAGCCCATGAAATGCTTGAAAGCGACATAAAAGCAAATATACCACCTATTCCCGACTATCAAGAACGGCACTTGCGGCGCATCGCTGCGCTTTAGTGCTTTTATTTAACCCAAGCCGCTCTATAATAAGGGCGGCTTATTTTTTTACGAGGTAAAGTTATGAAAAACGATCTACACGATTTGCTGTTTACCGTTTCAGCTATCACCAAGCTAACAGGTGACGAGGTGACAACTTGCGCAGAAGGTTCGGCTGTTTGGGTATCTGCAACACCAAACGAAGCAAGCACAGGCGAAAACGACTACTGGTTATATTTAGAATATGACAAAAATTTGAAGTTGACCGCGCAAATTTATGAACACGGTCACCCCTCAACAGGCTTGCTTGGGTTTTATGCTGTTATTGGTTATTGCAAGTATCACGGGATAACTGTACAGATTAACGAGGGTGCATTATGAAACTTATCAAGACGAGAAAAAACTTCAAATGTCATCAATGCAAAAAAGACATCGAAAAAGGCTCACTTTATGCGCGGCAATCAGTGACTATTGGAAGACCACAAGACAGCCGATTCGAACGGGTAGCAATGCCAGCGGCTAACGGCGGTACAACTGAAACAGTCGCATTTGTCGAACACGGTCTAAAAATCGCTGTGAAAGTCTGTGAGGCTTGCGCTACAGATAAGGGTTAAAGGTTAGTATCCCCGAATCGCCACCCGCCCTTCTAGCTTGCAGCCCCTCAAATTCTAATTTGTAGTGGGCTGCAACATTTTTTAAATTTTTCTTAATCATTTTAGCCGCGTTGATGTCGTTGCGCTTCTCTATGAGCATCTCTAACGCTCCCTCGCCTATCGTGTCAGTTACCCACTTAGTGAAGTCGTAAGGGTTGCTTCCAAGCCGCTGGTGACATCCGAAACAATGACAGAAAGCATTTGTCACACCGTCTGCACCACCGCCGCAAAATCGAACGCTGTAGTTACGCCTCCCGAAATAGTGTGAACAGTGCAAGCCCATTGAGTTTGACGGGTAGCTTTTCCCGCACACCTCACAAGTATAGTTCTGCGCTTCCCTTATGCACTTTGAGAACCATTTATCCGCTTGGGTTATTTTTAACGTCATTTTTGATTTGCCTATCGTTTTTAATCTCTTCCAACAATTCCCTGATTAGATGATTCAGTTCTAATAATTGGTCGGCTATATCTACCGCCCTTTCACCTTTTACCGCTATTTTTATTTCTTCCATGTTTTTTTCCTGTGACGAAATCCCGTTTTATATCCCCTGAACTTTCGCTCATAGGAATTTTTTTTATCTTAAAGCCCTTGTCTAAAAAGTCCTGAGTATGGGCTATGATTTTTCTCCTGATTTTTTCTTTTTCTTCATCGCTCATTTCGACTAGGCCACGGCACATGAATCCCGCGCTCCGCTAAAAGTTTGTTAATCGTGTCATAAATTTGTGACACTTCATTAGTGGTCAGTTGTTTACTACTTTCCTTGTCAGTTAAGGCTTTTTGTATAGGTTTCCAGATATTGTCCTTTACAATTTCCGTTGTGAATGGCACTTCAAACCCTTCTTTAAAAAACTTTTTTGTGTCCATATCTTTTTCGCGTAACGCAACGGCCAATGTGCGACAAAAAACGTGCAAAGCTCTGTGTTGTCGTGCGGTTCTGGTTTTCGCTGTCCTTAATTCCACCTCGACATAATGATTTTCCGCGTAGAGCTTTTCGATTTCCTCTATCGCTTTTTCTTTAGTGAAGTCGTTTGTTACTATCCTGAAATTTGGGTTAAAAGTCATAAGTCATTGACCGTCCTTGTTTTCTGCCAACGTGATTCCGTCCAGGAACACGCCATAAATTAATTTTCCCTTCAAATGCCGAATACCTGTTTTTCGCTACGTTCAAGCACAAGCAAGCGTGTTTTTCGATGTATTCAGTTTCTTGGTCAGTTAAGACCGCCCCGAATTTATCCCTTTTCTGTATCAGTTCAGTTTTCTTTTGGTCGCTGCTGGCTATTAACACCAACGCCGCTAAATCAACTATCTGCCCTGACCCTCTGATATCCCATTTTGTGCCGACATATTGCTGTCCTTGCTGAATGTTAGAAGGTTTACGCAAGTGATGAACGAGTATCACCGCCATGTCATGCGTCCTTGCAATGCCGATTAACGAGCTTACAAAAGCCCTTTCTTTTTCGAGGCTATTAGTTTCACCATCACCCCCAACGCTGCACATCATTAGCGAGTCAACACAAACTAACTTGCAACCTCTCTGACCAAAGGCATGAACAGCCCCTAAAACTTTTTCGGGCATTACTGACCCTAGCTGGTCGTACACATAAATCTTATCTTCTGACCACTTTTCAAACTTTTCATACCATTCAATCGTAGGCTCGTCAGTTCCCGCCGTCTGTTGAGTCATCAACTCCCCAATGTCAGGAATTGACATTTCAAAGGACGCTAAACCGACCTTGATATTTTCGACTTTTGCGGCGTACAGCAGCAGTTGTGAGGCTATCGTGCTTTTAAAGCTGGCATTTGCGCCAGTGAGCAAGGTAACGCCAACGGGAAAAGCAACTTCATTGTGTGTTTTCGACCACGCCAAACGTATACCGTTTAAAGTTTTACCGTTTTTGATTTGGTCTATTATTTTTTCTCTGTGCTGCGATAAGACATTGATGCGGTGCGACTGAGCAACAGCCATCGCTTTTTGCACTTCCTCGCTGCTCATGCTTTGAATGATATTCATAGCGCAAACTCAGTAGTGTCTGATGATTCGATTTTATCCAGCCACATTTTTTTATTGAGGAATGTTGAAGCGTGAGGGATGTACTTGATATCTGAAACGCCCCAGCCTATTTCTAAAGTTGTCGCGTTTCTGTTGTTTATATTGTTTAGACAAATTTCAATGTTTTCTTTTGTTCTGACTTTTCGGCTAAACGCATCTAACGCATATTGTTTACTTCCTTTTTTTCCAGGATAAGCTAACCAAAATTGTTCAAATGCTTTTTCTCTTGCGTCCTTTTTTTCCGGTGGTATATATACTTCTTCTATTCTCTTTTCTAGTGACGAAACATTCTCACTATTTTCATCACCACAAGCGTCACCACAAGCGTCACCCTTTTGTAACTTTTCACGATACAGAGCTTGCCTCTGATTTGCTAAAGCCCTGTCTTTACTGGACTTTGTATGATGGCGTGTGAAATTTGGCATCACCACACGTTCGTTTTCAATCGACAACCAACCCACCACAAGCATCGCCTCACAAAATTTTTCTACACCACAAATGCGGTCTAAATAATTTGTGGTGATTCTCGGTGCGTCACCACAAGCTGTGTGCTGGTCAAACCAAGACCAAACCCTAAAACATTTTCCAAAAACCGCGTCAGTATCCATACCGCCCAATAACTGTGACATTTCTAAAATTTCGGGCTTGTCTGGTGTTGTCATTTCAATCTTGAGCCAATCTCCTGCCATAATTTTGCTTCCCTTCATTCTGCGCTTTTCTTAATTTACTTTTTACATAGTCGTCTTCATCTTTTTGCGTTAGCTTTTTGCCTAACCTTATTGACTCCTCGCAAATAAAAATTAACGTATCGTCAAACTCCCTTTCTTTTGGTGGGTAGCTGTCAGGCACAAAATTTTGATTGTCGAAAAGGTCTTGTATTTTTACCCCTGCCGCGTCACACACCTCCTGAACGCTGCACCCTGCGTAACAGTGAACGAGCAAACCTTTTTCACCGTCCTTTATGTTGAGCGAGGGGCTAGAGTCATCATGTGCGGGGCATTTAGCCTGATATTCGCCTTCCCTGATTTGACGCGACCCTTCACAAAGCGCCGCAAAATCACAAGCCTGGAAACGCATTTACGCTATCAACTTTTGGTTTTTCAAATGTGCCAGCGCCAAGCTCCTTTATTTCTATCAGTCTGAAATAGGAGCGTTGCTCTTGTTCATTAAATTCTTTTTGGACAACGATTTCTCGTTCGCCACGACACATTTGAGAGATTGCCGCTTGGGTCACGCCAAATAACGCGGCAGTTGTGCGCTGCGTCATGCGCCGATTTGAAATACATTCGTCTAAAAACAGCCGCAGAGGTAGCTGGCTTCCGTTCCGCATCATAAAAAAATCCTTTTTTAGATATTTGATTATTACTATAAGTATTATTTATTATTTAAAGAAAAGCAACACTAATCATATAATGTTCTATTTCATAAAGGGTGCTAACTTACCCACCGTGTTCTTGTATTGTTTTCGTAGTTCGACTGCTTGCTCACGCACTTCTTTTATACTGATGTCACCCGTTGTAAGGTTGTCTAAAAATTTTACAGTAGTCAGTACGCGACTTATCACCTCGTCACGCTCACTTTTTGGCAAAAAAGTTAATATCTCTCTGAAACCAGCTTCAACAGAATAATAATCGTAAACTTTAGCAGCTTCATCGAGCGTAATTTTTTGCTGCGAGGTAATTGACTCCATTCGTAAATATTTGCTTTCAGTAACACCGATACTTTTTGCTACTTGTTTTCGGGTTTTGCGGTGTTTTTCCCGCAAATCACGCATTACAGTCTTAAATTTAAGGTTTGCATCTTTAGTTATCATAACTTTTCCTTCTCTCCCTTGACCCATATGATGAGTTTTATTGCTTATATAATTTGAAAAACAACGCTAATAAATCATTAAACGCATAAAACACAAAATTCGTATTTTTTTTACTAAATTCTTCATGTCGTAGGTTGCAATTATCCAAAATTTGTACTTATTCGTGTATATTTTTACTAAAGTTCTATGCACTATACTACATAACGTCAAAAAATAAATAGTAGCAGTATTATTTTCTGATTAGCTGTGCTATTATTTTATTATTATGAGGAATAAAACGCAGCGCGAAGAATCGGTAGCTTTGAAAGCTATTTATGAGGCTAAAGCGCATCAACTTAATCTTACGCAAGAAAAAATTGCGAAGAAGATGAAGATAACGCAAGGGTCAGTGGGTCACTTTCTGAATGGAGTAAACCCAATTCCCCTAGAACGGGCGAGACAATTCGCAGAATTACTCGACTGTGACATTAGCGACTTTTCACCTCGTTTAGCTGCACAAGCTACTACATTGGGACTAGCTGTTGGAGACAGCGTTTTTATTGATGTGGTGCTGCTGGACATGGATACAATCGAAATTATCAAGAAGATTAAGAGCAACAAGGTTTTTAACATTGAAGGGTCTGAACTTATTTATTGGCCCAAACCGCACAGCAACAAGACCATTGCGTTAAATGTTGATGGTGCAGAGGCAGAACCAAGATTGCGTGAAGGCTCACTCGCATACGTTGACACCGCAGAGCCTGGAAAAAAAGGTGACTTGGTTTTGGTCATAAGAGGCACAGACGAGTTGGTGTTTGCAGAGCTAAAAGGTAACGGCTATGCACAAATGCCAAATCCAGATTGGCCCGACAGAGTTTTTAAGCTCAAAGACAAAAAGATTAAAGTTGTCGGTAAAGTGATTGGTGAGCAAAGCTATTTTAAGTGAGCTTTTTTTTGAATATAAGTAATACTATTCGTATTAATTTAAAGGGTTTTTAGATATGACAAGCCACGTTATCCCACTCTCCACAGAGATGCTTGTCATGGCGCAAGGATATGGGTGTGCTGTGCATCCGCGCCGAACACAGCCTTATTATGAATGTTAAAGGAGATGAGGCAAGAAGGATGGATATACGCGATGCTCAAGCTAAGTTAGCTGTATGGGTGAGCTTTATGCCAGATAGCTGTATCTGTCCTTTTTGTGGTTTTGACTTCATAGATTACCCAAAAGCCTATGTTGAAGCGATTACGGGCTGTCCACGTTGCCACAGGAGCTATTGCGAGTGAGTGAACCTAAATTTAAAAAGATAATTAAACCAAGGAACAAATATATAGTGAAGGGAACTTGGCCTTTCGATCATCCATTAGTGCTTGCGATAAAAGAACTTACACCCGACACAGACGAATGTATTGAAGTTAATTTGTCACAAACAGATGTAGCTGCGTTAAACAGACGACTAAGACTAATATTGCCCGAAGGGTATCGAATTACTATGCGAACTTTCGGTAAAACACTGTACCAAGACGAGCGTAACAAAAATGTGAAAACAAGATGTTTTTGGCTCATAACAAAACCAGAAGATAGGCTAAATATAACCTAAGAGGAGCTTCAAGGAATGAGTTTAAGCGAAATTCAGAAGGAACTGAAAGTGCCAAAGAAACACCACAACAAGTTTGGCAATTATCATTACAGGAAATTAGAAGATATTTGTGAGGCGGTTAAGCCATTACTGAACAAGTATAAGTGGCATTTAAAAATTGAAGATGAGCCTGTTTTAGTGGGTGAGCGAGTTTATTTAAAAGCAACTGCTTTTGTGAAAGAGAATGAAAAGATTATTGAGCAATGCACAGCATATGCCCGTGAGCCTGATGTAAAAAAAGGTATGGACGAATCACAAATCACAGGCGCAGCGTCTTCCTACGCTCGTAAGTACGCCTGTAACGGTTTATTCGGCTTAGATGACACAGAGGATTCAGATAGCGAAGCGATGGCTGAAAAGCCGCTTACAAAGGCGCAGGAGAATCATGCGGCAAAGATGCGTAACGCGAAGACGTTAGCAGAATTGAAAGCAATTTGGGAAAAATTAACTGAGAAAAATCGTGATGCGCTGCGGGATGTAGCAAACGAAGTCAGGGAGAAACTCAAGGATGACAATGCCAATAGTGGAACTGAGCAAAAGTGAATTGAATGATTGTGCATCGGCTGGTGAGCAGAGACATAGACTAGCGAGAATTGAAAAAAAACCTGCAAGCGAAAAAGATGAACACACGGATATGGAAAAAGACTGCAAACATGATTTGTTAGGTATTGCCGGTGAAGTTGCTGTTGCGAAGGTCTTAGGCATCCAATTTAACCCGTTTCAATTTGGCGTAGATACGGGAATCGACCTTTTTTTTGGTGATTTTTCTATTGATGTTAAAACAACAAATTATCCTATTAAGACACACCCGCATTTATTAATGAACACTAATAAAGAGCCAGTTTGCGATGTTGTTGTTTTAGTGACAAAAGAAGCCGAAAACAAGTTTGGAATTGCTGGTTGCATCTCAAAGAAAGAATGGGGGCTAAAGTGTCAGCCACACCTCAGAAAAGACGGTAGATTTTTTGGTAGTTATTGTGTCAAACATACAGAGTTAAAAGATATATACGAATTGGTTGCTGCAAAAAACAAAATGGATTTTGATAGGCGATGGTTAAAAAATGAGTAGAAAAGCAAACAAATTACAAATTGATATTGCTAACGACCCACGGCGGCTTGGTAAGGTCACGGGTAGCCGCGTCAACGAAATCATGCCGTCTTTGAAGACAGGGGCATATTCCAGGAGCAGACGAACCTATATGTTGCAGCTTATAGCTCAAAGGCTCACAGGACGGGCAAGACAGAGCTTTCAGACTTCCGCAATGAAACGCGGGTCAGACCTAGAGCCAGAGGCGAAAGAAGCGTATGAGATTGCGACAGGCAATTTTGTAACCGATACGGAGTTTGTTGAACACCCAATAATCGATATGTTTGGCGCAAGTCCAGACGGCTTAGTGGAAGATAAAAATATACTGATTGAAATTAAGTGCATGGGGGATGAGCGGCACTTAGATTTTTTGCTCACAGGTGAGATTCCGTTGCAATATCAACACCAGATGATTGCTCAGTGCGCTTGTACTGGCGTTCCTGAGTGTGATTTTGTCGCGTACCACGATGAGTTTCCTAAAGGTAAAGAAATAGGCATAAAACGATTTGCGCCTACGGCAGAAGAAATACTAACGGTAGAAGAAGAAGTAATCTTTTTTTTAGAAGAAGCGGAAAAATTGGAGAAAACGAACCTGTTTCGTATTTATAAACAACACAAGGAAAGGTAACAATGAGTCAATATGACAATACAAATTCTGGTGCTTTATTTAAAAACAACAAAAGAACAGAGGAAAACAATCAGCCCAATTATACGGGGAATATAAATGTCGAAGGGGTTGATAAACGCCTTGCGGCTTGGGTAAAAGTTTCCAAGAAGGGAGAAACATATTTAAGTCTTCTAGCGTCAGATGCTTTGGTGAGTGAAAACACCGAAAAACCTAAAAGCATTGAAACGCCTGAAAAACCTGAAAAAAACGCATTTTTAGACGAGCAAGATGTACCGTTTTAAATAAACAGTGCTAATATCTAATGACCGTACGGACTTCATAACTCCGTCCTTTTGGGATTGGCTCACCCTAACGGTGAAAACGAGCCACTGAATTATGAGTTTTTTAAACAAGGATGAAGTCGAGTTTTTGACGGGGTATAGCCGCGTCAATGACCAGAGCAAATGGCTTGCTCTGCGAGGCATACCATTTTACGTTTCCAGAAACGGGAAACGTGGGATGAAATGCGTGGTGGCATGGAACGCTTTAAATAGCGCCGAAAGGCGTAACACAAATGAGGATAAGTTATGAAAAAGCTAAACTTGAAGGGGGTTACAAAGCACGGCCAATCATATCGCTACCGCTACGAGGTAAAACTGGCATTAGGTATGGTTAGCAAAAGGTCAAGGGTTTTATGTAAAGTCACTGAACCGTATGCGGTCATAATGGAACACTACAATCGCGTACTAAACGAAGTTGACAGTGAAACAAAATTCAACGTGGATGATTTGTATAATTTATATAAGACTAAACCTGGATATGAAGATAGAGAAAAAGAATCTATTGAAGCAGAGTGTACGAACGCCGAGGTGTTAAGTAAACATTTTGGCAATATGCCGATTGATGAAATTAAATTACAGGACGTTGTTTTATTTGTCAGAAGACGGTGTACGCCTGATAACGGGCTGACTAAAGCTAAAAAAACTGATAGTCCGTCACAGGCGAAAAAAGAGAAGAATCTGCTCAGTCGAATCTTTGATTATGGTGCGCAAATGGGGATTTGCAGCCAGATTGACACATCACGGATAGCAATACCGAAAGTAAAACCAAGGACAAGGGTAATAGAAACGTGGGAGTTTAATGCTCTGCGTGAAAGTATGCCCGAAATCGTTGAACTTTTTACCAGAGGCAGCTATCTACTTTGCGCTAGACAGAAGGATATGCGCGAACTTAGTGAAAAGCAGCTAGAACGCGAGGGGATTTTCATTAAGCAAAGCAAAACGGGACAGGCTCAGATTAAAGAGTTTAACCCTGCTTTGAAAGATTGGTGCGAACAAGTGTTAAAACGCTATAGGCGCATCAAGCTAAAGTGCATAGAAAAGGGAAAGCCAGTACCTACTGTGTTGTTATGCAAGGACGATGGCAGTATGTACACGGCCAGCGGTGTAAAGTCACAGATGTCAAGAGCATGGAAAAAGCTGAAAGTGACGCATGGCGTTGAAGATGGTGTAGATTTGCGTAATCGGATTACGTTCCACACCTACAAACGCACCAGCATTACCTATTTTAAGAAAGATGGACGAAGGGCTACTAAGGAAGAAAAACAGGAAATGTCGGGTCATAAAACACGCTCTATGCTTGATATATACGACATGGAAGTACCAGTAGTACCGAGTAATGTACTACCGACAGAGGAAAAGGATAAGCCTCTGGACATGGAAGATGGTCAGTTGCGAGATACGATTGTGGAATTGGAGAAGCATCGTATTGGTCGGGGTGGCAGGATTTGAACCTACGACCACCAAGCCCCCAGCTTGGTGCGCTACCAGACTGCGCTACACCCCGTAATACGATTTTGGGTATTAAAACAAGCAATGGATTGGTTGTTCTAATTTAAGGAAATTGACCCAAATTGACCCAAATGGATTTTATTGATTTTAAGTTGTTGTTTTTATTACATTTATTTTATGCCAACCTTCCCCCCAGTGTTGGACAATGCTAATAAAATCAATGACTTAAAATCGCTTTTTTTTTAAAGGTGTAGGTTTGGTACAGGTTTGGTAACACTTTGGGCGTTTTTAATATTAAAAAAATACTATCAGTATTTTAATACGGCCTTCCCAAAATTCTCTGTTGTGCTGCCTCAGAGCGACCCGCTTGTTCTTCTTCCGCTAATCGTGATTGCTCAGTCATCAACACAGAAGTAAACGGTCTGATACTCCGTAGTGGCCTTCTTAAATCTTGTCCATACAACTCCGACAAAATTGCTCTTTGCTTTGTGCTTCTAGCGCCGACATCAAAAGGTTCAGCAGTTGGCAGAGCTGATACAGTATTTTTCATGCCGTTCCAAATACGCCTTATTAGATTTGCCTGGAAAGCGGCTTTCATCATGGCAGGGTTTCCACCCGCAAACTGCAAGGCCACAAAATTGCCCACAATGTCGTTTCTGGCAACATTGCCTTTCGGGTCATATCCTCTACCCCTGCTCGTTACTTGATTTACTAATACACGCTCTTGTGCTTGCACCGCTTTATACAACAAATCCATTTGCGTCATTTCTTCTGGCGTAAACAGTTCGTCTATAAGTTCTTTGTTCATGCTCTTAAACTTGAGATACTTTCTTTTGTAAGCCTGAGTATCAGGCAAACCCTCTAATGCAGCTGGGGTTATCAAATCATCGAATACGGCTAATTTTAATTCTGTCTTAATCGCTTGTAATTGTGGTGATAATTGACCATCTTGGTCAGGGAAGATATTGCGCAGCGTTTTAACTACGTTTGCCGCTTCACTCTTAAAATTAGCTGCGTTAAAACCCAAAAGCATATTTGTCACACTTTTTGCAGTTAAATCATTCTTCAATATTCTATCGACAACTTTTTGCTCACTAAAGTTTTCCTTGTACTTGTTATACCAATCATTTGCTATAAACCACTTAGACAAAGCGACATTTGAGGGTGAATTACGCTCTAGTAACAGCATATCTTCACCTAACGCAATAGTGTCAGCTTCAAACTGGCTATCCATCCATTCATCTATTACGTTTTTTATATCAAGCAAAGCTCTTTTATATCTTTGTGTCCCTCGCTTAGTGCTGCGGCTTGAATCACTTATCTCTTGATTGAGCTTTTCACGAAATTTCCAAATATCGTTTATCTCTGCCCCTCGTTCTTTGATTATCACGCCAGCTTGAGTCGGCGGCACGATAGATGAAGGCATACCCACCCCGCGAGGAGCATCGGGCAATTTGACATTCCCAGAGCTGACTATCTGCTCAAATTCTTCCAAGATAGGTACTATCTTAGGAATATTTACATTCCACTTTCTTTTATTGCCTAAGTCAGCAACAGTTCGCTCTAACGCTGTTAGGTTATAACCATCAAAAAAGCCCCCTGCTTCCTCTGCTGATTTATAAAATTGTTTACTTAATTGAAAGGTTGCTTGCTCAAGAAGTTGTAAATCTTCTTGTAAAAAGGCTAAAGTTTCACCTCGCATCGGCGGCTTACCATCAGCCGTGTTCATTACGTTAGTCCATTCGAGTATCTGCTTGTCAGTTGTTGCGCCTAAATCAATGTTGTAAGAATCCATTGTGTCTCTAAATTCTTTAACTAATGCCCTATTTTTTAGTTGCCTACCACCTTGCATATATAGGTCAGGAAATGAGTCGATTAGAGCTTTTATAGTCACACCAGACCAAATAGCTGATTTGTTTGGCGATGAATTTAAACCACGTTCTATGATTCCAGCGTCTTGTACCCTATCCCACATTGTATTTGCTGCGTTTAAAAGATACGCGGGTGCTACCTCGCCCCTATCTCGAAACTCTTGTATTTGTCCCTGTACTAACTTTAGATCGTCAGTCAGTCTTTGTTCTTCCTCTGAAAGACCACCAGTGACATTACCGCCAGCCATGTCTATTACAAAGTTGGATGCCGCTGTGCTTGCTGTATCAAGTAGTAAGAAAGGTGAAGAAACAACAGCAGTTAAATCTTTACCCGCCTCAGTGCGCGGCGTATAAGTCCACCCTGCCATTGTTTGCTGTGCGTTAATGCCAGCATCAATGACATTATCCATAAACTTTTTATTGCCCCAAGCGTTCCAGATGTCTGAATAAAAACGGATGCTTGCTGGCACTAATGAAACAGCACCAGTGCCAAAAGTCGTAGCAGTTTCAGCTATTCCCGCCATTTTTTTAATCACATCAGGAACATACGGCGACACAGTTTCAACGACATTTTGCACCGTAGGCGTACCAGCAATGACATCAGCGACTTCTGTTCCAGGTGCTAAAATGTTTGGTTGTCCATCAACAGGCACAACAGGTGTATCACTTGGTTGTTCTTGCAAGCTAGATGTACTTAACGGGCTATCAAAAGCGCCAGAGTCGCGTATTGTCTGAGCCGCAGCGTATTCCTCTGGCTTTAATTTTTCTAAAGTCGGGTCAGATAGAATTAACTTTGCTGCTTCTATTTGAGTTTTTGTATAAGTCTCTGCCATGTTCGCACCTATTGTGGTGTTAAAGCCCTTAATGCCGCCCGTTTTTCTGGCGATAATAAAATGTAGTCATAACCAAAATTATCTGTTGGTAATTCGTTTGGCTTAGTCATCTTGTAACGAGTTTCATATTGCACCCATGCGTTTTGTGCAAAATTGGTTAGGTTAGTTATAAAGGTGGCTGGATTTGATTGATTAGCACCTATCTGTTTCATACGATTAGCAACGTCTGAGTTACTAATTGTATTGCCACCTTCTTGCGCTGCTGCTGCGCCATAGGCTAGGCCGATTATCAAAGAATTTAACTCTGCCGCAGCTTCACCAGCACCAACAAAACCATAGGTTTTAAGCGCATCTTGAATTTCTGCACTGTTTGGGTCAAAACCTTCATTACTTTGTATCATGCCTTTTGCGATGAGTTTTTTTGCGGCATCTATGTCGTATGCCAAACTCGTTGCAAATGCGGCTAGTTTACTTGGGTTACTCAAAGCGGCTGGGTCTTGCTCAACAATATCAATAGCTTTAGTAATAGTTTCAAACAGACCTGACGTAGCTACACCAGATTCGATTAATGCTCGTTGTGCTGCGTTACCGCCGACTAAATCTTCTGCTGAACCAGCTTGCACAGAAGCCCTATATATCATTTCAGGCACTTCACTCGGACTTAATTCTCTGCTTGTGTCCTGTGAGTCGTAAAATTTGCCATTTTTATTATTAAAGAAAACTGATTGCTGTACGCCTTGATTATTTTGACCTTGAAACAGCGAAAAATCTTTTTTCTCTGTCACTTCATTCCAAATATTTTTTAAACCATCTTCTCCGAGCTTGGCAAAATCATCTTCACTTATATTTGCGAATTGAGTATTGACTAACAATGGCTTTAAAACATTGCGCATAGCAGAAAGCTCACCCGCTTCTCTATTGAGTTGATCTGCTCTTGCTGTGTTGAACATAGTTGTTGAAAGAGCTTGTGCTTCTGCGATGTCTGTTGCTCGCATCCTTTCAGCCATCATTGCGCCAAAATTAGGATTTACTTTTGTCAATTCTTGCACAACCCTAGCCCTGCTTTGCGGTGTTCCATCATAGTTTGCTAATGCTTTATCAAACAGTTCACCCTCTGTTTCTAACCCTGTCACGCCAAGCGACATAGCTCCTTTACGCACGTTATCGACTACGCTAGGAATGTTCCCTGCAACGCCTTGAGCTAGGCTTGCGATTGCTGGCGGCAAACCTGTAAATTGCTGGCCTAAAATCTGGCCTTGTTGCATCTGACGCATTTGCGTCTGCAAAGGTGTCTCAAGACCTAACTCTGCCCTAATGTTTGGTAATCCAGCCGTGGCAATATCTGTTAATTTCATCTCTATACCCCTAATTAAATCCAGGCAACGTAAAACCACCAGTTCTTAGCGCACCTGGAGCATTAAACACAGCATTTAAAGCATCGTTACCAAAGTCGATACCACCAGAGTTTGCATTACTTAACGCGGCTGCGTTTTCTGTTGCGTTTGCATTTCTATCCGCAATCATTAAATCAAACAGACCTTTTAGCGTTTGATTACGCAAGTTAGTTGCCGCGCTTTGTGCGCCTAAGTCATAAGCCATTTGCGATTGCCCAAGACCTAATCCGTATTGACCAAGCTGCCTACCAGCCGTTGTCGCCATATCCGCAATATTTAATGAAGGCTGTATTGCTTGCAGCAACGCGGTTTGTGGTGTGTAAGACTGACCGAGGAATTGCGTGGCAATGTTAGCGCCAAGCTGCTTTTCACGCGCTTGTTGCTGCAATGCTGCAAGACGAGCATTTGACCGTGCTTGTGCGTCTGTCCGAGCTAATTGCATCGCAGAAAGAGCATCACGCCCTTTTTGCTCCTCAATGGCTTTGGATAAAGCAAGTTGCTCTGGTGAGCCACCAAACTGCGCCGTTCTTAACCCTTGCCGACCTTGCGCAATTAAATTTTGATTTAACGCCAGTTGCGCCCGTTCCTGTTCTGGCTGCCGTAGAGCTTGCAATCGGTCAAACGCTGTTTGCTCAGTTGCCGCAAGATTTTCTGCTCGCATCGGCCCTTCAAGCATATTAATTAAAGCTGCTTGCTCAGAGCGTAAGTCTTGTTCCATTTCGCCAGTTTCGGGGTTTAATGTTCCAAATTGACCACGGCCTAATACAGCGTCTACGAGAGTCGAGCCACCTGTACGCAAACTTTCTTCTACGGCTTGTTGTTCAGGTGATAACGCAAAAGAAGATGTACCTTGTGCGTTTGTGGTGAACGTGCCTGGAATTGCTGAAACATTGAAAGGCTTGAAACGTGTGTCGCCAGCAATCGTATTATATAAACCGCCTTCGGGTAGCCCTATAAACTTTTTAGCATCATCGCCCAAGCCTTCAAGCGCCTTTATTGCCGCTTCTTGATTGGCGAGTTGACCAGCTACCCCTAACGCTGTTCTGTTCCTATCAAGGAAATTAACGCCTGAATCTATCATTTCTTGCAAGGTCATCAGTATGTCCCTCCGTCAATCGTAGTGACGGTCAATGTGCCTGAAACTGTTAGGTCAGTCACAGTAGTCGTGCCAGTAAATGTCGGGCTTGCTGCATCGCTTTTCGAATTGATTGCGGTTTGCAAATTTCCCATTTCAACGCCTATGGCTGTTGCTTTCACGATTTTGTTGGGATTACCGCTAGGCAGCGAATCGAAACTAGACCACGCATAGCTTGGCGTATAATTACTCATTAGTTAATCCTCCCAATCGTGCTTTGAATATTTAATTCTTGAAATGCTATTTCTTGGCCTGAAACTGTGGTTGTAATTCCGACTTGTACTACAGAACCAGAGCCACCCGTGTTTATCTTTTGTTGATTTATAAGACTTGCATCTGACGAATACTCAGCGGTAGTGTTGTATTCACTTATATTGTATTGAGCAGCGTTAAATCCAGGCAACGTGTAAACCTGTACGCGATAATTCCCTCGGTAGTCGTAAGCCCAATTCAGTGTCACATTAGCACCCGCACCGCTAAAGGTAGTGACATTGACCTTTTTTAAAAATTTGAGCCTTGAGCTATCGCCAAAACTTAGTGGGTGCGAAAAATACTGTAGCGTATAACTTCCCGTATCATCTGTGTAACTGGTGTATTTCGCTAACCCAGTTGCAACACCTATATATAGCTCATCATCATCAGTAACCGTAAAGCACAAAGGTTTTATGCCTGTCCATGTCGTTGTTCTATAACTGCCGTTTTGCAAGGGGTAGCGCGTATCAAAACAATAAACTACCCCTACAGTCGGAAAGTTGATTAGAAAAAATGCGTTGTTAGCATCATAAACAGTTTTGATATCACCCGTTTCAGCTTGTACGCGAGACTTTATTTCACTGTTGACGTTTTGAGAAACATCGCCTATCGGTGATGATTTTTCTTGAATCGTTCGACTAAGACTTCTTACGCCAGAAAAGTCTAAAAACAATATATCTTTTCCGTCTGACTGAATCGCATCTCTACCAACGCAACCGATGTTTAAAATGGTGTCGGAGAGTGTCATTGTCGATGGATCACCCGCACCAGAGTAAACTAAGATGCTTCTCCGTCCGAGAATTATGAGGAAATTGTTGTGCGCTGCTAGTGCTGTGATTTCATCAAAGCCGCTAGGAAAAACAGTGGTAAGGTCTAGTGAACCACTTGTGCCAGCGTTCCAGCTAACACCATTTAAACTATCAGACCAATAAAGCGTTTGCTTATTACCCGTTACGTCAGCGGCCCAAATGCGTCCAAACGCAGCCATGCAAACATGGGCATCTGGCGGCGTACCAAGCGCAGATCCATGACCAGCAATAGTCGTTAAAGCTGTTGTGCCAGCGTCATAGACTAAAGGGTTATGCCCCCGCTGAAAAAAGTAAAACTTGTCAGCTAAACTAGCCATTGACCAATTATTAGCGGTAATTATCAAACTACCAGTTATGTCTGTTAGGGTACTTGTTCCGCTAAAAATCTTATTATTTCCAGTACTGAATACGATTTTAGTACCGTCTGTTTGCACAAATTCACCAACAGATTCTATGCCATCACTTGAGCCTAAGACTGCTGCGCCATTTGATGAAACCATCGTGTAGCCTTTTCGCGCTGCAATTCTTCCTTCCTTGTCAATAACGCAGTTATCAGCAATAGACGCAAAAGAGGGTTGTTGTTGCAAGGGAGCATCTTGCGTATTTATTCCCGCAAATCCAGGAGCAGTTATGCTAATACTTTGAAGTGGTTGCGCCATCTAGCAAGCCTCAAAAGTTAGTTCGCTGGGATATCTGTTCGCATCTATCGCTATAGCGTCAGATAAAGCAATGTTCGCCAAGCCAAACTGTTCAGCCGCAGATTGACCACCTGTTTCACCCCTTTCTCGTAAAGCAAGACCATAAGCAAGTTGCAATACAGGATTGCTAGGACAACTTAAATTAGTTGCATCAGCGGTCAGCTTTGCTTGTGGGCTAACCATGTCAAAGCGCATGGCATAAACGCCGTCAGGTTTAGGGTAAACATCTACCTGTAAATCACCGTTTGCGTCAGTGCTATTAAAGGTGAAGTAGTTGGGGCTTCCAGAGGCAGGGTCGGCATTGTAAAACTGCGAGTTAAAAAATGTCTTCGTCCGTTGCTGCATAAAAAGATTGCTTGTGTCATTCATCGCTTCTTTAAATATAGAATCTTGTTTAGCGCCAGTAAGCGAATAAGTATAGGTTGCTGCCACGGTGTTAAAAGTGATTGTGTTCCGCAGAGCAGACCATTCCCACGATGATTCCACAGTTGTCTTCGCGTCATTAATAAGGTCGCCTATCATTGACGAGTAATCAGTTTCGTTTGCGGTTGATACAGTGTTTTCCCGCAATCGTCTTAGCACACCGTTTATCAATTCAAGATAAGTCATACGATGTTTCTCCAATTATTGTCAGCTATCATTGCCCGTTCTACTAATGTACCTCTAGTTACTGGCACTTCTGGTATGTCCATTTGGAACAAATAAGAGTCAGATATTGGTGTAGAGATTATTGGTACAGCATTTTTCCCTGCAATTCCTTGTATCCCTTGTAATCCTCTTTCGCCGCGTTCACCTTGTGGGCCTGGAATTGGTATGTTGAATATATTTGGCACTTTGTCGTCCACGTTGACTGTGCCTGTGCCTGATTGATCTAACACACTTCCTTGACTCACAACGCCACCAGCAGGGACGTTTCCTGTCGGCACATTCCCAGTTGGCACGTTTCCTGTAGGGACATTTCCTGTCGGTACGTTTCCTGTCGGTACGTTTCCTGTTGGTACGTTGCTAGTAGCTCCAGCCGTATTTCCAGCAGTAGCCTCATTTGCTAAAATTTGATCTTTTGTCGCGGCTACTTTGTCATTCCATGTAGCAAGAATAGCCTGCGCGTCTTTGTTGTCTCTGTTGACAGCATAATCACTAATAATCTCAAGAAGCACGTTTACTGGAAAATTCGAACCATCGTCCTGTTTGTAATCGCGCAACATATCTGTCACAGGGTCAGCTCTATCCTTATATTTCGCCAATATATCTTCGGGTGTTTCGCTTGACACAACCGTATTGGTATCTGTCGGTGTTGTACCTACAACATCGTTACCGCCACCGATAGTTACAATAGCATCATCGTCATCGTCATCGTCTTGCGTGGTGTCACTAAGTGCATCTAAATCTGGCATGATGTCCGTTTCAGTAAGCTGCGTAAAACCACGGGGCAAAATTCGCACAGCTTCGTTTAACAACCGTGTCTTTTCAGGACTTTCTTCTAAACCTTGTACTTTTGAAACAGCATCTTCAAATTGTGCTTCGATTGCCTCTAACTGCCCTTCATTGCCACCATCGCCATATAAATTTGGCGAGTTGACCATTTGCTCAATTTGCTCAAAAGACATATCCGCAAGCTCTTGTGCGGTATAAGGGATTACCTCTTTACCTTTAAACAAGCCTTTAATAGATTTAAAAAAGTCAGCTATTTGCTTAACTTTTTGTATTGTGTCAACTATTGCCATAGTTGTGCTTATTGGTTCAGCCATCTATTTTTTCCCGCTTGAGCCGCCGTAAAAAAAAGCGGCAGCCGTCCCTAAAATTCCTGATAATTGCCCTAAGACCAAACTTATAATCGTTTCATCATTTTGGTCATGCGGCATTAAAGTTACTATCATCACAAAACCGCCATAGAGAAGAAGACAAAGGATGCTAAATATCTTTGGTGTCCAATCAGAAGCAAAGTTTTCTCTAGCATCTTTTCTATCTTCAACCTCGGTCTTAAAACTCTCCAAGTCTATTTCCATTTCGCGGATACGATTCTTAAACTCTTCATCCGCTTGTTTTAACGCAACAGCACGTTCAGGCTGTCGTTCAATCAAATCTTCTATTTCGTTAGCTGTTGTAGTCTCAGGCAATCCCAATTTGGAAGCAGCCATTTTGACCGCCATACCTGCCATTGGCCCACCAGCCGCAGATGCGATGGTAGGTGCAAGACTTTTGAGCAGACCGCCTAATTTCATTTAACCAACAAATACACTTTTATAAGCGCCTCTATGTTCTGAATTACTTTTTTTCAGCATCTTCCTCAACAATGTCATCTATCGTGTCACACACATTCGGAATCGCTACACCTGTCGTAACCTCCGTAGCTACGCGCCCCACAGCCCGTATTCCCTGATACACTTGTGAACAGTAGAGGTTTTTATTAGAAATCATATCCTCTGAAACAGAGCAGCTAGTCAGTAAAAAACAAATCGCCAGATAACGCATATAATCTCCTTATGTGTGTGCTTCCATCCTTTTTGCGTACAAGTCCATAGAATGATCTGATATGGAATCAGTAGCAGACCAATCATTTAACATAAATTCTCTTTCGCAATTAACGTAATCGTTGCCGTCATTGCCCAAATATAAGCTCATCTGATTTGCATCAGGACAATAAAGAAAACGCGGTATGCGAGTCACAATGTCACTACCGCTTATTACTGATAAATGCCCCGCTAAATGTTCCATTGCATATCTATTATTGCGTTTTAAAAAAGTATTCGGCTTTCCAAAAGTAACCAGATTGACGTTTCCAAAACCGCTTTCTCTCGCTAACTTCAAAGCCGACAATTCAGCCATACCGCCACCGAGAGAATGACCTGTAATCAATAACTTCTTGGTAGGATTAATTAGTTTCTTAATCCTTCCCCAGACAGACGCATGAGCTAACGCAAAGCCACCGTGCACCCACCTTTTGCCATAACGACAAGGTATTGCGCTAAAATTGAAAATCCAATCACGCGCCTGTTGTGTACCTCTATGAGCCAAAACATCCATATTTAGTTCTTCATCGTGCATAAAAAAGGCTGTACTGCTTGCCAATTTGTTCTCAATCTTCAACGCACCTGGAATTTGATCTTGATATGCGTCAGCACTGTATTGCGTTGCTTTTCTTAGCATTTCCGTACTTGGCATCTTGCCTGACGTATCGCTCATATATACCTTTTTCACCTTTATTTTAGTATTTTTAGTATTATTTTTACTCACTAGAAATCCCAAAAATCAAGAATACCATCCCAGCTATTGCTATTACTGTAACAACTAATCCTAAAACTAATTTTGCTAGTTGCTCTATCAATATGTCTTCTTCTTTTTTCGCTGCCACCCTAGCGGCTGCATTTGCCTTACGCTTTATCTCACGCTTCTTTTCAATCTTAGCCGCTTCAGCCTTAATTTTACCCCATCTGTGGGTTTGTCCTTTACGCATATAATGATCGCGTATTTTTTCCATCATTTTTTCTATACGTTCTTCTTGCTGGTCTATTGTAATAGCTTCTTCCAAAGCCGAACCAGCCAACAAATCATCAGTACCAGCATCCCTAGCTTTTCTAATATGTTCTTCTACTTTCTTCTTGGCTGTGAAGAATTTACCCACCTCACTTGCCATATCTTCTACTTCTTTCTTTTTAGCAATAGCTGTTTTAACAACCACAAACGCGCTATCTAACGCCTTTATCGCTAACATTGCTTCGCCAATCATTGCTCAACCTTTTTACACATGGCGCTTATGTTTGTATTAACGCTATTTAAAATAATTCTTTGAGCAAACCGTTCACAGTTAGATTTTTGCGCAAAACACAGGCCGCCATCATCACAATTTGTAATGGCAGATATTCCTCCTATGACGATAACGAGCAAAAATATGTTCATTGAACATTACTCAGATTCTTCTTCAGACTCTTCTTCAGACTCTTCTTCAGGAGGTGTCACCGGAGGATTCTCTCGCGGTTCTTCATCAGCAGGATAAAATTCGCTACCTTTCAATACCCAATCCTCTTGAACATCATCTCTCGCAGTTGTGCAATGATTTAGAAGGCTGATGTGTAGATTCTGGTCAGTTGGGACAAATCCAACAGGAAAAATCTCGGCAATTACTTTATCACCATCATCGTTGATTCTTGTTCGTATATATCTCATTTTAAAACTCCACAATCACTAAGCCGTCACCACCTTTATAAGAATTACCGCCACCGCCAGCAGGCCAACCGCCATCACCGTATTGTCCACCACCGCCACCGTTTATTCCTCCCTGATACTCAGTGCCACCGCCTCCTGCCCCGATAGCATCAAGACCCCAACCTGAATCTATACCTGACGTTGGAGGCAGTCTGCCGTAAAAGTTAGAACTACCACCAGTGCCTAAAAACCCATTTCCACCAAAATTCTTTGAAGATGTTGAAGATGTGCTGCCTTGACCGCCACCTGCATTACCGTTGAAACCAGAATAACCGCCACCGCCTTGTCCACCATCACCAAAAATACCCGCTGCACCGCCACCGCAATTAGTACCACCTGCACCGCCTGTATAATTTACATCACCGCCTGTTCCTGCTCCTGCTCCGGTAGTGCTGTTAGCTGTGCCTCCTGTTGCGGAACAGTAAGAACCAAAAGAAGATGTGCCTCCATTTCCTGAACTGCCTGTGCCAACCGTAACCGCCACTGTTGCCGTAGTGCCAAGGTCAATTTCCTCCATAGCAAAACCGCCACCACATCCCGAATTGCCTCCTCCTGCGCCCCAGACTCTTACACGACATCTAGAGATACCGATAGGAACAGTAAACGTGCCTGTCGTTGCGAACATTTTGACCTGACCAGTACCAAATACTCCTGTCACTGGATTTGTCAGTTTTTGTGAAATTTCTGGTAGTGCCATATCCTACTCCCTGATTATCACTGAGCGACCAACCTGACTACCTGACTTGCCATCGCCACTGTGGGATTCAAAATTAAAATTTTCTGCGGTAGATGCGTCTTTATACGAGCTTGAAAGTTTCGCATCACCTTTAGTCTGTATAGTGCCAGAACCACCAGCAGGACAGTCCGTAACCGCAACACCTAAAAATACTGCTCTTTTCGATGGGTCATCTAAGGCAATCGGGTCACAAGCTGTTGAAGTGGTATAACCAATATTAGTTACCTCATCCATTGTTCTAACTACAAAGAAGGAGCAGTCACCATTTCCACTCGCAGTTGATGTGAAAAACATTGCAGCCTCATGTCCATTTAGCGGAAGAGTTTGGATGTTGTACGTAGATGCTCCTGCTTGTGTGTACGGATTAACTAGATTGTAACTATTGATATTAAGGTTATTGTTGTCATTAATTTTTGGTGACCAAGTGTACATATAAGAATTGCCATTCGTTGTTTGTATGCAAAAAGGAGACATGTTCCCTGCCACACCAAAAGCACCCCAACCTGAGTTGTAGGGATAATAAGAGTTTTCGCAGTAAACGTGTTCGTGGTCGCAAGCTGCGTGTTGTAGGTTGTACCAAATACCACTCGAATCAACTACGCTGTATTGCGCTACTCCTGAAGGCCCACTAAATGATTTCCAAGCTCGTTTATCACTTCCGAAATACGAGTTAGTTGACCATGTAGACGTGGCGGAATGAAACCAAGCTGTGCCATCTGGACATTTTTTCCATACATCCATGTAAACAGCGTTATAACCACTTGTGTTGTAAGCAACACCAATATCTCCGTTTGGTAACGCGCACAAAATAGTATTTCTCGCGCCATAACTAGAAAGATAACTTTCTCCTAAAGTTTGACCGCCCCATTTATGTGTTCCGGTATCATCATAAACGCTTATTTTTCCGTAATATGGAGAACCGTTATGTACGTAAACAAAAGCAAATTCATCACCATCCTCACCCATTAATCCTTGAATCATGTGCGGATATTGTTGAAGCATATATACACCAACACCAAAGGAAGTTTCATCAACGAGAACGGTAGACATATCTTCGTTATAAATCTTCATCATTGCTCCGTTAGTGCCTGTAGCTCCGCTTCCATTTGGATAAGCAACTACAACCTTCCCATTTCCGAGCTGACAAACTAGAGCCTGAAACTGTGATGAATTTCCACTATTCGCAGATGTCGTAACCGTGACCGTTTTTTCTAGCTCATAATCTTTGTCATAGACATATACCTTAACAGTCGTATCTTCGATTGAAGAAACAAAGAAACCACCACCAATTCGACCATCAACATCATAGCCGTCACAATTACCTCCTACCGGTACGTCTGTTAAACCTTTAATTAAAGTTTGTCCTGTTGTTCGAGTATTTGTTGCGCTGCTCGAACCATCAGCAGCAGCTAAGAAAGACCCATTTTTAACTGTAGAACCAGACTCACTATACGCAGCAGTAGCAGCCGTAGCTGTGCCTAACGCACCAGTAACACCGCTACCACCGCCAACATTTAACGCTGATTTATTAATTGAGTAATAGAAAATTCCAGTTGGAGGTACTTCTGGTTTTTGCTGATTATCTAGTGTTCCGCTATTGGTATAAAAACGAACGTCATTTGTTACTTCAACAAACGAACCACCTCGACACCAACCGTTACAAGAAACACCTCCAATTACTTGTGTTCCTGCGGCTTCTGTGCCATCACTGTTGAGATACAGCAACCTATCCATGCCGCCATAACTTACGTTTAAGTAAATAATGTTTTTTGTTGTGCCTTCTATACAATGCGCTCTAACCATTCCATAGCTATTAGTACCTCCTCCGAGTTGCCCCGAACCACCACCAAAACTAGCCATGTTTGAGTTAGCAAATATTTGCGTTAGATTTTGTAAGTTGACTCCTCCTGAAGCTACAGTTGCGCGATACGCATAACCACTGTTGAGCATATACATATTTATCTGGTTATTAGAGTCTCGCGTCATCCAACTGCCAAAAATTGAGCCACCAGTTAAACTAGAGTTAGCGTCAGCAGAGACATAAGAACCATCTGTGCCGCTATAAATATAGAAATAATATCCACCGCTATACGATTGCAACAGACAATAATTACCGTCATGTCTTGCACATATTGAAAGCGAATCTCTATTTTGCGAACCACCATAGTTTTGACCCACTGACGTAGCAGCCATAACACTACCGCCAGTAGAGTTGATAATTGTGTGATACATATTTGTGTTAGCGTCACTTGTCCAAGCAATAACACAATTACCATTAGTTAATGGCTCTATTCTTAAACAATGTCTAATAAATGCGCTCGAACCATCGGCGGTGCTTGTTATTTGAGTTGGCGCTGTAATTTGTGCGCCAGTTGTGCCGTTGTGAACCGCATAACTAGGATAGGTATAATTAGAGCCTTCACTACCCCACGCTATCACTAAATTTCCACCACTTAACTGACAAACAGCTAAAGCTGGCATACTTGTGTTGCCAACAAATTGATGTGTTGTGGATGTTGTAACTGCTGTTTCCGCTACATCTATCGTGCCATCTTCGTTGTAGATTCGCAGATAGACATACATATCCTCTTCGGCAGAACCTCTGGTATTTGCAACCTTCGCTCGATAATAGACAATCGCTATCTTTCCACTTGAAAGTTTACAAACATATTCCCCATTACCTACACCAGATGCAGTAATATTTACGTTTCTGGCGAAACCATGTTTCGTTCCTGCGCTTGGGCCAGATACCTTTAATTCACCTGTAGCAGAAAAAGTGGCATCACCACCTGTGCCAGTTGGTATTTTTCCAATGCCGCTACCAGTTTCATAAATCAAGTCACCTGCGCTAAAACCTGTCGCAGAGGAAACTTTGCGTAACCCTAAATCGTCATTGTTTGTCGTATTAGTTCTACCCATGACTAAGCCTCATAACCGTAAATGTTGACAGCGACATCAGCGACATTACTTCTCGCCACTACGTTTTTATCTGCTGTTAAAACTATGCCTGTGCGTTCAAGAACATCCCCAACACCTAACACAGTGTCGTATTCTAAAAATTCAGAAGTTGATGGTGTGCCACTTGCCGCTACTGCTAATCTAACAGCAGCAGGAGAAGCACCCTTGTTTATCATCGATACATTTACTGTAGATGATGTAACTGTATTTGCTGACGTATTTGCTGTGCCGCCCATCGCAGCATGAGCAGAACAGTAATAATAAAGAGTCGGTGCGCCTGTAGCGACAACGATGCGAGTATATGCTCCGCTGCTTCCAGGAGTGCCATTAGTAGTTACGCCTGTTGTGTACTCACTACCGCCGCCATGCGTACCGTCTGCTGTTGTCGATAACCGTAGAGGATGAGTTGCGTTAGTCGCGTCAGATTGGTCAAACGTATAAGTTGAGCCTTCGCGCAAAGTTAAAGTATCTTGCGATACTCCGTCTATCACTAACTTACCTCCGGCAACCGTGACGGTAAAAGTGACGGTTTCAGTGCCAGAGGTGTAAACAGTCGTGTCGGTGTTTGCCGCTAAAGCTGATTGTCCTAGTGTTCCATTAGCCATTTTTTAATCCTCTAAAAACTCGCAAAGAAATAGGCTTTCGATTCTTGAAACCCTGCTTGAACTTCAGCCCAAGACAGGTTGCTACCATTTGTTGTTAGATATTTTCCAGACTGACCAGTTTGTGACGGTATTTCGTCAGCGACCACTTCCCAAACTAATGCGCCACCACTGGACTTTAAATACTTTCCGTTCTCACTGGCATAAGCAGGGGCATCACTTACTTGACTCCAAGTAACAGATGTGGCTGTTGGTGCTACTGCGCTCCATGCAGAACCGCTATAGACCTTCATAGCATTTGAGGTGGTCGAAAAATAGAGCGCCCCTGTCGCAAGAGGATCACCGTCATTGTCTACTGTCGGGTCGCTACTTTTTTGACCAAGGTATGTATCATCAAATTCATCTAATGAAGCCGCCGCTTGTGTCGCGCTTGCCGCCGATGCGGTCGCTGAATTTGCGCTATTTGTTTCGGAAGTCGCACTATTTGTGGCACTTGTCGCCGCTGCATTTTGGCTAACTAAGGCCGCTGCCGCAGAAGTCGCCGCAGATGTGGCACTTCCAAGTATCCCATCAACATAAGTTTTTGTAGCGGCATCTTGAGCAGCGGTTGGATCACCCATTCCGGTAATCTTGTTCGTTGACATGGCGATAGCGCCTGTCATCGTGCCGCCCGTTGTTGGCAAACCACCACCAACTTGTGTATCTACATACGTTTTTGTTGCTGCATCTTGAGCAGAAGTCGGGTCGCCAAGACCTGTAATCTTAGCCGTACCCATCGCAATAGCACCAGACATTGTTCCTCCCGCGAGGGGAAGTTTAGTCGCTATGCTATTCGTGACAGTCGTATGAAATGACGCATCATCGGCCATCGCCGCTGCAAGCTCGTTAAGTGTATCAAGAGCCGCCGGAGCGCCATCAATTAAATTCGTGATTAGGTCATCAGCATATTGCTTAGTTACAGCATCAGTCGCCGCTGTGGGTGTGCCAATGTCCGTCAATCGTGCTGTGTTAAAATCTACAGTACCCGTCAGAGATAAATTGTGAAGCGTAGTCGTTCCGCTTGATGCAGTAACATTTCCTGTAAGGTCGCCCTGCACATTTCCCGTAACCGCGCCTGTCACATTTCCTTGTAAATTCCCGACAACATTTCCGGTTAACCCACCGACAAATCCAGTAGAAGCGGTGACAGTTGTACCTGTAATAGCTGCCGCTGTTGTGTTACCGATTATAATGCCATCAATCGAGCCACCAGTAAGAGCCGCATTTGCGTTTACTAATTGTCCGTTTAAAGTAACAGTGCCGGACGCAGTAATAGCGCCAGTTGTAATTGAAGTGGGATTTGTGCCTATTTCGATTATTGCGGCTGAATTATCTTCGGTAAAAAGACGTTTATCAGCAACATTGACCGCTAATTCGCCTTGTACCAAATCAGCAGACGTAGGAACGCTAGATGCTGTCGAGCTATTTTTGGTAATTATAACAGTCATGTATCTCTCTCCTATGTAAAAATGGGTAGCCCCCGAAAAGGCTACCCGCGCTTAAATGAAGGGAGATTAAGCGTTGACCATCAAGTTAAAAGCAGCATCAGGTCGATAGGTTTTTACGCCATAAATCGTATCGGCTGTAAATAGATTACCTAACCACTCTTGCTTATATTGTGTTTGCGTTCTGATGTTTTGCTGCTCCGCAAGGATAAAAGCCTCCTTGTGAAATATAGTGGCAGCTTTAATATCGCCACCAGCAGTATTGTCAGCCGCAAGCTCAACTGTCTCGCAGTTTGACGTTACATAAATTTCAACACCGTAAAGATTGCCGATGCGTCCATTTTGTACACCACGCCCATCTACAAAGTCAGATGAAACATAACGATCAATTCCCATAATGGTTTTACGCATTGATGGAGGAATTACGAAATACCTTTCATCAAAGGGAACATCAGTGTCATCAAGCAGTTTTATTAAACCTCTGATCGCTGCGTCATTGACTAAATCAGCATCAGTAACCGTATCTAACGCATAAGGTTGTAGACCTGACGTAGCATCGTTGTAGTAAGAGCCAGTACCAACCCAATTATTTGTCTGGTCGCCGATAGACTTACCTAACAAGGCTAAATCCGAATCGACCTGACGCGATAGGGCGTACCCTGCATCCGAGGTGTAAAAGCCACGCATACTACTTAGTGCCTGTGTTTCAGTGATATCTTCCATGAGCTTTGAATACTCATAGTGCTTATCAATTAATACTTGCACTTCGCTTTCAGTGTTTGCCTGGACAGTCACAGCGGTCTTTGCGCTTTTGGCGTGAGCCGTTCCGCGTGTTGGAGCGGGAATATGGACTGTATCGCCCTTTTTACCAACCATAGGGAGTCTCTTAACAAGACCAGCCCTTACCAATCGTTTTTCGTATGCCGCACGAATTTCGTCCGACCACAACTCAGGTATAAATTTTGCCTGAGTCGTATTATCGCTAAAACCGCCTGTAGCGGGAAAAGTTGAAGTTGCCATTTCTAGCCTCCGAAATTAATTACCAACGACACGACCTTCTTCGTATGCAATTCGGAATTCTGCTTCACGCGCTGCATACTGTTCAGGGTCGTCATTCATTAGCCTTCTTATATCGGAACGCCTGTATCGCTTTTTCGAAACTGGTTCTGAGCTACCTGTTGCCGCACCTGTCGATGCAGCCCTTACAGACTCAGACTTTTTCACTTGAGGTTGTTGCACTGGCGCATCAGCAACTTTGTGTTGATTCTTATACTCACTAAATAGATAGTTAGCACTATCAACATTTAAGTCTTGATTTGCCTCGTTAAACAATCTCATTCGTACATTGTCTTTAGATACCCAATCAATAAAAGTTTGATCTTGAACAATCTGTACCATGTCTGGATGTGCTGCCATAATTTGTTGAGCCGCTTGCTGCTGCTTTAGCTCTTTCAAAGTATCTCGCGTTTCCGTCAATACAGGATTGTTTTCTATAGACTTCTGTATCGCTTGTTCAGGGTTGCCGAAATAATCTAGCTCCTCTTTCGGCTGCTCTACTTTAGGTTCGTTGAGTTGCCCTTGTATAAAACTGTCTGCTTTTTTATAAGCCTCTATCTGAATTCTTGCATCACCAATGTCTTTTGATTGTTTACCAATCATTGTTTGCGCATCGATGAGCATTTGCTCAATTTCTTCACGCGACTTATCAGCAAATTTAGATTCAACCTTATCGACTTGGGGCGGTTGCTCCTCTATCGGGGTTACACCTTCAGTTTCTTCCGTGGATTCTTCGTCTAATAGCTTCGCTGCCATAAATTAACTCCGCGTTATTCCAAGACCAAATTGGCTACCTTGCTTACGAAAGACCATTACGCGCTGGCTGCCTTTCGCTCTGCTTTAATTTTTTCTTGTCGCATCTTTGCCCATTTCATAGTAGCTGACGGATAATCGCCGCTAATAGGGTCGAGCATTGGTGCAGCACAAGACACAACTCTAGTTGAAGGTTGACCGCAGATGTCACATTCAATGCTTTTAATGTCAGAATCTATGAACTTTTCAAACAAATGCCCTTCCGAGCATCTAAAGTCATAAATCCTTCTCATTGTTAGCATCCATGTTTTCAACTTGAGCTTCCAGGGAAGTGATAAAGGTGAGAATGTTTAACTGGCCTTTACGAAACCACATATCCTCATTGTCTTTTGTCGCTTCCACGGAATTTATGTTCACTATGTTTTTTTGAAGATCATCTAAAAGCTGTTTCCAACCGTCAGTACGAAACATCTCGTACATTGAATTGACATACTTCTCATCTTCAGTCACACACAATTCCTTTTTCTAAATTAACACAAAATAAAAATTAATACCAAAATTAGTATTTTATAAATACTGTTTATATTTTAGTTACGCAAAGTTAATTTTGCTTCCTCTATACCAAGTTTTTTCTCATTGATTAGTGTTTCAGCAACTTTAACTCTACGCTCAAAGTCTTTATCAACATCACCCTCTGCTTTCATCGTAGTGGCAATCGCTTTAAGACGCTCGTTTTCAAGCTCTACAGGAATCGCTTTCGTTTCAGTAGATATCTTCTCAGCCCTAGCCTGTGATTCGACTGCTTGACCGTTCAAAGCGTTGGTTTGTGACTGCTGGAATTCCAACTGAACCTGTTGCGCGGCTTCTGCTGCCGCTTGTGCCGCTGGGTCAGGCTGCATTGACTCTTGCAGCGTTTGAATAAGCTGCTCACGATTCTGTAACTGCATATTGTCAATAATTGCTTGAAGTATCAGCGGATAAGCGGCTGATTCTTGCGACATCGTTTGAAGCAACTGAACTAACTGCGTTACCTCGTATTCTCGCGCAATAATTCCCAAAGTTGACGTAACCTCGAAAATATAATCATTCACAGGGTAGTTTTCCGCGTCAAATTGCATATAGCGACAAGCTGCGCTTTTAATAAATGGAATTAGGAACGAATCTTGGAAATTGATAAGCGTTCGTTTATGTCTTTTGATAATAGCGCCAAGAGACATAGATATTCCCGCTGCTGTCGCTTCACCGTTTATGCCACCACTAACGCCAGTGGAATCTACAGCACCCGTAGAGGTTTGAACCATACGCTGCAAGGCTTCGGCTTGCGCAAAAGTAATCTGCGAGACTTGACCAAAGTTAAACGGGTGTAAAACTTCCCGTGGGTCGCCATTGGTCAACAATATCTTACCCGCCCTAACCTCTGGCCTAGCACCACGGGCCATACGGGTTGCATCCATCGCCATCATGGGGGAATTGGTCAACGCCAAAGCGTCAATCCTAGCTCTAAGCTCCGCATCTAGGGCTTTCTGGGACATATAGCCTTTCTCACACACACCTCGCCCCCAGAATCTTCCAGGTACGATGTCCCACGGGAAAGCCACAACAGGGCGGTCATTCATCATGTAAGGGTTTTCTTGTGCTTTAAGAATTGTGGTACGGTTGGCGATAACTACACAGGCTTCAACGTAGTAATCAGTCTTAACAACCACTTCGGCATCAACATCTAACTCTTCTTCCACCGCTTCTTCTATTTCGGCTTCCAATTCATCGGTGATATTTGCCACACCTTCTTCAGCATCTAACAAGTGACGCGGCACAAGACCATAATATTTAGTTAAACGCACTTTTCTATCAGGTTGTTGTGTTAGTTCAGGGTCAGGCTCTAAGGCTTCATCGCCGTATGTTTCTACGTCAATTTCCACATCGCGGTACACACCTTGCTCTTGAAGCAACTTAACAGTGTGTGGTGAAACATATTCATCAATGGCAACGCCAATAGAATCTTCAATGCTGGTTGCGATTGGGTCTATAAGAAAGTTTTGAGGCAAAATTGGGCGTAATTTCACGACCATACGCTCAGTTTCATTTACGCCAACCATCTGCATATTACCGCCCTGCATAGGTTGTGCGGTGGGTGACAGTTCCGTATCAACATCCATCACTATTTCAGCGATGCCTGTTCCGTAAACCGCTGAATTTATTAGACATTCGCCCACTTGCTGCCGTATTTTGTGCTTACGAAAGTCTTCATTGAGCTTTTCACGCAAGTACACAACATCACGATTTTCTGGGTCAGTCATGTTATCGCGTATTGTAAAAAAACTACCGCGACCAAACGTGGCTTCTTCTATTTCCGCAACAGATGACTCAACAGCTTGTTGCAACGCAGGGGAGATTATCTCGGAACGCTCAGAAGGCCGCGTTTTATCCATCGCGGTGTATTGACCACGCCACAGACGGTAATATTCTTCAAACTTTTGCTCATAATTCGAGTTGTAGTGTTCACGCCAGCGGTTACAGTTGGAAATTACCCAACTTTCCAGCGTTTCCATTTTGTATTCCGCTTCATCGTTTAGATTGTCCATATTAGTATCCCGCCACAGTGTCTAAAAGTTTGTGGTCATCATATTCAAATTCTTGGTGGTAGCTCACTGTCGCCAGTTGGTCGCAGTAAGCCAATGCGTCCACCAAATCATCATGGGTTAGCGCATCAGGGAATTGGAATAACTCATCCATAAAAGTTGCGTTCCAACTGCCTTTGTTTAATTTGATAGCGCCATTTTCAAACCTTCCCTGTAACGCCCACATTATGCGGTCTGTCTTTGCTTTGTTGCCATGCGTTAATTCTTCAACGCGAAAATATCGGTTGTATTGCCGCATTAGGTCAGTCAAAGGACTAATGACCGCTTGACGGGCGATACCTTTCTCTATGCCTACCGAAACAGGCTGATAATCACGCACCGCGTTAAATATCTTTGCCGCTGTCTCGTTTAAATCCCATCTGCCGTGGATTATGTCTTTAACCCACCAGCCGTAATCTCCAATCTTAACAATCGCAATAGCTGTATTATCCAGGCGCTTACTTTTGGCTTTAGATTTTCCAACTTCCGTAAAACCCGCCAAATCCACCGCAATAAAGTAATCACCGCCTGACGGCTCTTTTTCATCAAACTTCACCCATTCCTCTTTAAACATTTCAGAGCCTTTGGCTTCAAAACTAGCCATAAACTCTTGCCGAAACGCATAAGATGACATTGATTTCTTAGCCGCATCTATTTCAGACTTTTCAAGCAGCTTGTTATCGTAACTTGTAAAATGCCAAGACTTCCATTGAGGGTCATCGCCTTGCGCATAGATAAACATATCGTAAAAATGGTTTCGCCCTGTCGGTGTTCCAATAAACAACGCAGAGCCTTTTAAATCTGCCAACGCTGGACGTAAAATCAATTCCCATACTTCGGGCTTCATCTCTGATAGCTCGTCCAGGCACACCCAAAACAGGCTAACGCCTCGCATAGTATCGAATCTATCCGCACCCTTGAGAGAGATAACTGACCCGTTGATAAGCGTTATTTGTTGATTGTTGATGTGGCTGGACTTAATTACCTCTTGCCCTACCTCTAACAACAAATTCCACATAATGTCACGCGCTTGTCCCTGTGTCGGCGCGACATAAAACACATTTCCCTTATCAGCTTTTAAGGCGTTAAAAATTAACAGGTTTGCCGCAAGGCGAGATTTACCTGTACGGCGACCCGCAGCAACCACCTTAAACCTTGCTGGGTCGTTCCATACCTCTTTTTGCCAATCAAGTAACGGAAACTTTAGATTGTGCATTAATAGGGCTTGGGCCTACCTTTCTTCTTTTTCTTAGGCATTTTTATCTCCTTTTTGCGGTTTTAGCCGCTTTTTTGAAATCCGCATTAGTTGGTCTACCTTTCTCGCCAGCCCTAGCCATTCTTTCACCAGAACCAGCCGCGATACGGGCCTTCTTTCGGCGTATATTTTCATACAAACCACGTTTGTTCCTTGTTGCCATACCACAAACTCCTTAGATAAAAGTAATGCTTATTTTTTCCATTGTGTTCGTGCTTTTTTCTTGGCTCTTGCGCTTAAAGCGCCGTAATGAACTAATTTTTTTGAAGAATTAGTATGGTTAGCACCCGTATGCAGTTCGCCATTTGCCATTTTGTGCATACCGCCAGTATGTAAAGTACCGTCACGCAAGTAATGTTTCACTCCACTAGCCATTTACCACGCCTTGCACGACCAATATCGTGCGGTTAGTTTGTCTTTTGCGGTATCACACTTCATCCGCGCCCGAAAACTCTTTCTTCTGGCTGGGTCATCCTTTTTAATCGTCATATTGGCATCACCAAAGCGAACCATTCGCACTTGTGGCCCTTGTTTCGCAAGAACAACAGACTTTTTACCGCCCTGTCTGTCACTTTTTGGCTTGTTGTAGCCCGAAAATGTTTCACCACGGTACTGCAACCGACCACTAGGCAGCCTTTTTACGTCTTTAGTCGTAGCCATCTGGATATTTCCCCGTTTCAATCATGGTAGCTAACGTCACCGCACGTTTTCCCACTTGCGTTGACCAGAGAGAATCTAAAAATTCAATTTTTGCTATTTGAAAATAAGTATCATCGCCAAGCTGTATCGCACTTTCCATCGCGCCTAATGCTTTGACGAATTTCCGCAACCGTGTATGACCCAGATTAAAAGAAATCTGTATCAAGGCATCAGCACGAACTTCATCCAATTTGGCAAACCATTTAAATTCAGTCGCTAATTCCCGCATAATGCGAACAATGTCATTATCCAGGAGCATATCTATCTCATCCTCTGATAGACCTAGCCCACCATCAGCGTCTATGTTCCTTCCGATACCAATGTGCCACTTGCCATTCATGTCCGTATAAGCGTAATCGCGCTTACCTTCATGTTCTTCAAGCATTTTCTTTAATTTCCGCATCCTCAATAACCTCGCCTTCTATCGGCTGTATGTCGTTTGCTGATTCAACGCCTGTGATTGTGATGTTGACACTAGAGCGACCTGATAACTGGTCACGCTCGAAATCCCGTATAGGAGCAAATCTATCAATTAACAATTTCCATGCTACAGCTCTATGCGGGTCTTCCTTATCCAAAGCTGCATCAAAAATACTGTCTAATACTCTAGGGCTTTTTGGTGAACGTAATATCCTTTGCCTGAATTGCCGCATAGCTTGTCTTTCACTAGCAACCTTTTCACTAGCAACCTGACGCTTGTTCTTAGCCTTTCCTGTAGCCGCTGTCTCCTTACCCTGCTTACGAGTATTAATTGGTTCTAACGCGGCTTCTACGGCTTCTAAGGGCTTATCCATAGGCATTTTTTTAATATGGAAATTCGTATTTTACTTTTTTTGTGGGGAGGTGGCTACTGTTCATGTGCAAAGGGCCTGGCCCTGCCCCCGCCCCGAAAAAAATCACCCGCCTTTTAGTAATTGATAACTAGAATTTATATTAGGGTAGTTTATCCAGTGTTCATGCGGGTTGCAGACGACAGCGACCAACAACCAACCCATAACCTATTGATATTATTGGATTATTATTTGTCTGTGTGCGTACCTTTCACCTAGGAAGGTATGCAAAGCCGTCTGATGCTGATGCGCTTGCTGTTCGGCTGACAACCGAGAAAGCCCAGAAGTGAAAAAGAATGTTTCTGTTTGGGTGCTCCAAACCCCATCTAAATTAATATATATATAAGTTGTACTTATCTAATACCTTTAGTAGTATTCTAATACCGTTAATCAATATAAAGGTAAAGTTATGAAGATTATAAATATACAAGTTGACTCGTTACATGGTTCGCCTGCGTATGCTGTTGCGTCTAACTACGGCAATACATACGGCACAAAACAAAGCCCATACATTGAAGAACTTTGTTCGAGTTTTTCGCAAGCTGAAAAAGATTTGCAAGCGTTTAAAGCATCTGACCCAACTACCACATTTGAAATTGTGCGTTTAAATTGTGAGGTGGTCAGATGAATATTAAATACTCAAAAATTGGCACACATCGAAGCAAGGGCCGCATCTGGTTAGAAGGGAACAACCTAACCCTAGCGGGATTCACTGAGGGAACGCCCTACAGGCGCGTAGATAATCCAGAAGGTCAACAAATAGCATTGTTTACCCAATTCGCAACCGACAATGACCGCAAAGTCACAGCCTCAAAGCGCAATGGCAAAAGCCGCCCAATCATCGACCTAAACGACTCAACAATCACTGAGATATTTGGCACAGCGCCCCGCGTTCGTGTGG